CGAAAGCCTTTTGAACCCACTTGCCGATCTCGCGTCCGTAAGGCGGATTGCAGAATACCGCGCCGCCGCGATCCCAGCTTTGCGAAAGCCCGTCCGTTTCCGGCGTGTAATACAAAGAGCATTTCGCCGTCTTGTCGGTCGCCGCCGGATCAAGCACGAAGCCGAATTCGGCGTTCAGCCTGTCGAAGAAGTCTTGCGGCGTACACCAGCACATATTTTTAGAGGATAGAAGCGCCTTGTTCATCGTGCGCCACCTCGCTTTCCTCGACAACCTCGCCCGTGTCCGGATCGACGTTCAAGGAACATTGTTCCGGCTCTGTGAATGTGAAGCGGTCGCGGGCTTCGCGTTCCCTGCGTTCCTTCTCGGAAAGGGAAAATTCGCATTCCCGCGTTAAGTCCTGCAAGCTCTCCACGAACTGCTGGTTGATAACGTCATAGGGCATAATCACCGCTTGAAGCAGGAAGCCCGTCTTCGCGACGATGTAGGGCGCTCCCTCCGCCGTGCGGCGTTCGTAAAGCTCCAGCACGTCCAGCACGTCAGCGACGGGCGAAAGATAGCGGCTTTCGATGAAAACCAGCCCGCGCGTTGTGCGGATCGGCTTCAAGGTTCGTCCGGAATAGATGATCGAAATTCCTTCCCGCTCGACGTGCCTTTCCGTTTCGTCGGTATCCTCGAAACTGATACCCGCCGGAACGCCCAGCGTTTTCACGAAGTAATTATCGCGGTCTTTCTCCGGAACGTCGAAGATCGTCAAAATGCTTTCTTTGTCAAGCTGGGGAAGCCCGACAACCGGATAAACCGCCGATCCGTCGCCGATGTACTGCGTTAATATGTCGCCGTCGTCGCTGTACCGCTCGAAGATCGCAATATTCTTGTTCTTCTTGCAGATAGCGGCGATACTTTTAATCTTCATCTTCGCACCCCCACTTGATAGCCTGTCCGTATTGCCCGCAAAAGGCATTTTCGTTTTCGTCTGCGTTGTGCAGATATTCGCCGCTCCCGCAATTCGGGCAAGCAAGAACGCCTTTGTCCCCATCCGGATACGGTGAAGCGGGAATGTTGAGCGCGTCCGCGTCGTGCCGTTCCGCATTGTCCGAAAGGTCAGCGCGGGGAACGCGGATCGCCAGCGCGATTTGACAACCGCAAATCGGACAATCAACCGCCGAAAAGCGCGTCGGCGCTTTCGTCAGCATATCCGCCATAGAACGCGGTTCTTCCGCCGTGTAGATGTTTTCCCGCTCCGGTGTGAAGCGATAGCCGCAAACGCGGCATTCGGTCTTTTTCTTGCTGAACATAATTGAATAGCTCCTTTCGTGTGATTTAATATTTACCGTAGACGCGGACGGCGGTTTTCCCGCCATGCGTCGCCGCCGATACGATAGCCGAAGGCATAAAGGAAACGCGCAAGAAGTCCCGCGCGGCGCGCTTCGCAAGCCGCCATGTAATCAACTTTGCGTTCGGCTCTTCCGCCGCCGTGTCGTCGATCGGATATTCGCAAATAAGCACGGTGTTTCCGAACGGGCGACGCGCCGGACGTTCCTTCATAAACTCCTTGTTGCCTTCCTTGCACTTGATAATTTCAAGCGCCTTTGGAAACTGCCAGCCGCTTTTGTTTTCCTTCATCGTGTGCCGCTCCTTTCAATCTGTGTACGGGCTTTCAAGCGTCCAGCCGAAGCAATCCGTACTTTTCCATTCCGTCGTGAAGTGATTGCGCCGCCCGTCGCCCGTGAAGAAGCAGTATTCCGCCGGAAGCACCCGCCCGACGTTTTCTTCGCCGTCCCGCTCCGCGCGGTATCGCGTCAGCACGTCCGCCGCAAGAAGGGCGAATTCCTCTTTCACGGGATATTCGGGATCGTAGCCGCTGAACTGATAGGGCGCTTCGATAACCTCCAGCACCGTGTCGGGGAAGCGCGGATCGTCAACGCGGTTCAGAACGCACCATACAACCGCCGCTTGCTCCGTCGTAGAAGGAACGATCCCCGCTTCGCCGTAGATCAGCTTCGCAAGGGCTTCAACCTCCGCCGCGTTCGGCACGTATTCCGCCACCGTCCCGCTCGAAGGAAGAAGAACGGCGGTCGGCTGGTGTACCTCTTCAAGCGTTCCGGCGGTCGTATCCTTCGGCTTGTCCGCCGCACCGCTCCCGCTCCACGGCATAAGCGCCGCAAGAAGGGCGGCGACGGTCAGCAACGCAACCGTAAGGGCGACGCGACGGCGAAGCATTGCCCGCCGCCGTCGTTGTGCCTGTATCCGCCGGGGCTTGTGTGCGCTGGCTGTCTGCTCGACTATGTAACCGCAAGGCACTTCGCAAATAAACTTCCCGTCCGCGTCTTGCAGGACGGCAAGCGCCCCGCGCGCCCGATCCGCCGTCATTGTTCCACCTCCGCCGCCGGAAGGGAAAGCCACCATTCCGGATTGTTCCGGAACTGCTCATTCGCGCAAGCGTCGCAATTCTCCGCCGTGCAGGAAGAGCAATAACGCTTCTGAAAAGCCGCGTCCCACGGCGCTTCTATGACCGGAAGGGAACGAAGGAAGCCCGCCAGCGTGGGCTTGTCCTTCGTGATAGCGTCAAATACCGAAGTGAACTGCCGAACGTTCAAAACTTCGTCGCCGATAATGCACCCGTTCGCGATCCGCTCTTTGATGAACTCAACGCACGGCATTTCCTCCGAAACGCGAAGATCATTGAACCGCGCTTCCGCTTCCTCGAAGCTGTCGAAGGTAACGGCGTTTGCGACGGACGCTTCGCCGTCGTATTCCCATAAACGGATTTTGTATCGTGTTGTACTCATTCCGAATAGCTCCTTTCCCGCGTTACTCTTCAATGCCGATATAAAGCACGTTTTCATCGGCGCGAAGCTCCGTGATCTTGCAATATGCGTATTTGTTCATTTCGTCGTGTGCGAAGTGCTTATACAAGCCCCTGTAAATGTCCCGCTTCTGATAGCCGCATTCCCGAACGTAGATATACACGTTCGTAAATCCGCTTATTACGTAGCCGATCGTTTGAAGTGCCACGTTGTTTGCGATCCTCTTCATCTTCATATTGAATAGCTCCTTTCGTATTTCAGCAATTCGCGCCGCGTCGGTTTCCTCTGCGTCGGAAATTCTCTTGCACCGTCGCTTGTGCAAGATCGGCGCTGTACTTCGGGCGGGCGTAGCCGTCAAACTCTCCCGTATAGCCGCGCTTCAACTCTTCGTAGATAGCGGCGGCGCTCCTTTTCAGACGGGCGGCAATGTCAACAACGCGTTCACCCTCTGCATACATTCTTTCGATCTCGCGGCGCTGTTCCAGCGTCAAATAACTGTATCCGTTCAATGTTTTAACCTCCTTCCGTCTGCCTTCGGATAAAAAAATAATGCAGGAAAAACCGTAACGGTTTCTTCTGCATTTAATGATACTCCCAACAATCGCAAAAGTCAAGAGTAAAAGCAGAAAAAACTAAAATATTTTTTCAGAAGGTTTCAAGCGGCTTCGGCGACGTATCTTTCAAAGAGCGATCCGGACGTTTCAAAGCCTAAAATCTCGCGCGGGTAATTGTTGATCCACGTTTCGACGCGCTGAATATATGCGACGGTTACTTTCCGGAAGTCCGTTCCTTTCGGCAAGAACCGCCGTATCATTTTGTTTATGTTCTCGTTCGTGCCGCGTTCGTATGCGCTGTACGGGTGGCAATAGTAAACCTTCGTGCGCTTCCGGTCTTTGCCGTAGACGGATTTTTCAATTCCGGCGCAATCCATAAATTCTGATCCGTTGTCAAACGTAATACTTTTGAATATCTGTGAAAACTTCTTCCCGAAGCGGCGTTCTAATTTGTTCAGCGCCGCCACGACGCTGGCGGCGGTCTGATCCGGCATTTTGATAATAATTTCGTTCCGCGTCAAGCGCTCCGAAAGAACGAACAAGGTTTCCTTCGTCCGCTTCTTCCCGCATACGCAATCGCCTTCCCAATGTCCGAAGGTCTGCCGATCGTTGATTTCCTGCGGGCGTTCTTCTATGCTTTCGCCTTGCGGCGCGCGGGCGGCTTTCTTCCGCTCCACCTTGTCATACTTCCGCTTTCGCTCTCCGTGTTCCGGCAAGCTCTCGCGGCTGATCCCGTAGAATATGCCTTTGTCGATGTAATTATAGATCGTCTTTTCGCTGATCTCCGTTTTGAAGGTCAGCCCCAGCCGCTTGATTTCTCCGACGACGGCGGCGGGGGAATAGCCTTCTTCGCCGATCTTCTTTTCGATGAAGGCGGATAATTCGTAATCGTTGCCGATCTTCAATTCGCCGCCTTTGGCTTTTAGGTTCTCTTCATAGCGCTGTTGCGCGATCTCCGGCGAATAGCGTTCTTCGGTCGTCAAGTCGGAATTCAAATGCGTATAGCGTCCGCGCTTCAACTCCCTGTATATCGTTGTATTGTGGACGTGCAGACGGTCGGCAATCGCGCAAGGCTTCAAGCCCTCTTTCAAGCCTTTTTCGATTTTTAGGCGGTCTGTCCAAGTCAAGTGTTTGTGCATTCTTCCTTCCTCCAGCTTCCGAATATGACAAAAGGGCGGCATTTCTGCCGCCCTTCGCCCTCTCTGATTATCTGCTTGTGATATGCAATTCGCTTTTAAGCGCCGCTTGCAGGACGGCGGAAAAATTCACGCCAGCCCGCTCCGCTTCAAAGTTAAGCCATGAAGGAATGGTGCAATTCTTCTTCACGACGCGCATATCGTTCTTTCTGCGGTACTCCGCGAAATCAACGTCAACCAGCGAAACGATCGCGCCGGACGGCGCTTCGGCTTGTGCGCTTGCAATGCTCGACGCTTCCGGCAATGCTTCGCCGTCGTCCTGCATATCAATTCCCATAAGCCCGATTGCGTCCCGTGCCATTTCGATCGCGTCCGGAATGTCCTTGCCCTGTGTATTGATATTGAAATCGGGGACGAATACCACGACGAACTCTTTTCCCTGCGTCATAACGATGGGATATGCGTTTTTCATTCTGAATACCTCCTTCAAATCTCCGCGTATTTTGCTTTTGCGTCTTTAAGGCGCGGCAATGTGTCGATCACGTTTCCTGTTTCGTCCGTTACCTCGAACACATTTTTCAAAGTACCGTTGACGCGCCGATCAACGCTTGTAATCGTGAACTTTCCATCTTCGCGGACATACTTTGAAAAGAACGCGACGTTTGCTTGCTTTTTGAATTTCATTGTCCGTACCTCCTATATTGTTGTCAAGTGGCGGCGGGCTTATTTCAGCCCGCGCCGCTTGATGATTGCTTTTGCTAACTCTTCGTCGGTTTCTCTGTGCCTTACGACGCTTTCCCTTTGACCGTCCTTCACGTATATGTCGTGGTTCGCGCCGTGCCGCTTGAACTTCCAGCCGTTTCGCTCTAAAAGCTCGATAAGGTCTTTTGTTTTCATCTGCTGTCCTCCTTACATTTACTATTATACGCCTTCAATGCGTATATGTCAATAGGTTTTGAGAAAAAATTATGCGTATTTTATGCGCCTATAAAAGAAAAGCGGCGACGGGGGCACCCCCCCGCCGGGAAGCTGGACCGTTATGCGGCCAAAGCCGCTTCTGCGGATTATGCCGCCCTGAAACAGGCCCACATTTCCCAGTACAAGTCCATGTTTGACCGGGTGAAGGTCAACTTCGGAAAAACGGAGGAGGATGTAGCCAAGCTGCCTACGCCGAAGCGTCTGGAAGCCTATAAGAAAAATCCGGCAGATCCCAATCTGGAGGAAACCATGTTCCAGTTCGGCCGCTATCTGCTGCTGTCCAGTTCCCGGCCCGGCACGCTCCCGGCCAATCTGCAGGGGTTGTGGAATGATTATGTCAAACCGCCGTGGGCCTGCGACTACCATAACAACATCAACGTCCAGATGGCGTATTGGGGGGCGGAACCCGCCAATCTTTCCGAATGCCATGAGGCCCTGGTCAATTATGTGGAAGCAATGGCTCCCGGCTGCCGGGACGCTTCCCAGGCGAACAAGGAGTTCAATACCAGGGACGGCAAACCCGTGCGCGGCTGGACGGTGCGCACCTCCCAGAATATCTTCGGCGGCAACGGCTGGCAGTGGAACATTCCCGGTGCGGCCTGGTATGCGCTGCATATATGGGAACATTATGCATTTACCGGTGATAGAAAGTATCTGGAAAAACAGGCGTATCCCCTGATGAAGGAAATCTGTCATTTCTGGGAAGACCATTTGAAGGAACTGGGTGCCGGGGGCGAAGGGTTCAAGACAAACGGCAAGGATCCGAGCGAAGAGGAGAAGAAGGATCTGGCCGATGTGAAAGCCGGAACTCTGGTGGCTCCCAATGGATGGTCTCCTGAACATGGGCCGCGTGAGGATGGTGTGATGCATGACCAGCAGCTCATTGCGGAGCTTTTCTCCAATACCATCAAAGCCGCCCGCATTCTGGGCAAGGACGCCGCCTGGGCCAAGAGCCTGGAGGGCAAGCTGAAAAGGCTGGCCGGCAACAAGATAGGCAAGGAAGGGAATCTTCAGGAATGGATGATTGACCGCATTCCCAAGACGGACCACCGCCATACGTCCCATCTCTTTGCCGTTTTCCCCGGAAACCAGATCAGCAAACTCAAGACGCCCAAGCTGGCGGAAGCCGCCCGCCTTTCCCTGGAATGGCGCGGCACGACCGGAGACAGCCGCCGTTCCTGGACGTGGCCGTGGCGCACGGCTTTGTGGGCCCGCCTGGGCGAGGGGGACAAGGCTCATGAAATGGTTCAAGGTCTCTTGAAATTCAACACTTTGCCGAATATGCTGACTACTCATCCCCCTATGCAGATGGACGGCAACTTCGGCATTGTAGGCGGCATTTGTGAAATGTTGGTGCAATCCCATGCCGGGGGCCTGGACATCATGCCCTCTCCCGTGGAAGCGTGGCCGGAAGGCTCCGTGAAGGGGCTGAAAGCCCGGGGCAACGTCACGGTGGATTTTTCCTGGAAGGACGGCAAGGTAAGCAATGTGAAGTTGTATTCCGCCCAACCCAAGGTGTTGCCCGTGCGCGTCAACGGGAAGATGACCCGCATGAAAACCCTGCCGCTGAAATCGGAAGCGGAATCTTCGCAGCCCGCAGCCAGGTAAAAGAGGAAATCCATGATCCGGTTTTAATTCCGGAACGCAACATAATCATGGCTTCCGGTCCTTTCGTAAGGGCTGGAAGCCTTTTTTATCCCGGACCTTTGCGGGAGGAACGGTGTTTGTTTCAAAGGATGAGCATGCTGAACGGCGCGTTCTGAAAGAAGGAATGCCTCTCCGGATAGAAAGGTTGGGCAGGGGGGGGAAAGGTCTTCCGCTTCCCGCCTTGAGGAAAGAAGGGGGTCGCTCTCATTTCTTTTCCATTTGCCCGAGAAGGGAGCAAATGGCGCAGGAATGGAGAGAGCACAGGTCATCGTGGATTTGAAGCAAAGCCTGGTGGTGCCAGGCTTTCGCAAGAAAGGCTTGTGCATCCGGCCTGCCGCCCAGCAGGGATTGGTGGACGGAGAGAACTTTTGTTCCCGCCTGTCCGGCCCGAAGGGAAAGATAATGTTTCCATGCATGTGCGTCATCTTTCATCGGAAGAAGGTGGTTGATGATAAAGTCCAAGATTCTATCCCGGCCCATCAGGGCCATGGGGCGGGGAGAGGGTGAGGAAGGAAGCGTTACATGGGTGCTCCAGTAGGGGTGTGTAAGGGAGGAGAGGTACTCGGTCAGTTTTTCCGTATGTCTGGCAACGCAAAGACGCTTAAACGTATCAAAGTCTGCTGCGAT